GATGACATCAAAAGCAGGAATGTTGTTAAAATCAGAGATGACAGCAGCAGCAGGGACAACAGCATCATCAACAACAGCATCATCATGGATGCCATCAGCAGTATAGGACAGCCAGAATAGACATTAGAAAAGACAGCAACATTCAGCAGGGACACCAGCAACAGCAGCGTCGGAAGCAAAAATCAAATGAAGCATTAAAATTATGGAAATATAATTTTTGACATAAGAAAGGGATTTTGGGAAGTATAGAGCACAAATGCACATGCTTTTGAAGTTTCGCCTCACATTCCTATCGTAATGTACGTAAGATCTACGTTTTCATTAATCTTTGGTGTAGTTAATGTTTTATTTGTAAGTGTTTCGCTTCCAGCAAGTGTAGCAAAATCAGCATCTGAAAGAGCAGTATTAAACTCTGCAAGAGTTCCTGTAATTGTATTTGTAGTTAGTGAAACTGATTTATTTGTTAATGTATCAGTTGTATCTTTAAGAACTACAGTTCCTGTTGCATTAGGAAGTGTAATTGTGCGATCTCCTGTTGGATCTGTTACCTCAAGAGTTGTTTCGTAATCATTTGCTGTAGCACCTTCAAAAACAATGCTTGAACCGAACTCACCAACTGCTTGTGGGGCTGCCCACTTGATACCATTGGTTGCTGAATCGTCTGCTGTAAGTATATAGTTATTTGTTCCAACTGCAAGACGAGTTACTGCATCTGCACCAGAGGCTACTAGCAAATCACCTTTTGCATCTACTAATGCTTCTGTTAATATATCGTGTGTGTTAACGGTCGCAGTTGATCCTTCAACTATCAGTCCCGCTTTTACTCTAAAATCTTTTACTACGGTTGCCATCTTATATCTCCTTGGTTAGGCCTTTAATCCCATACGCATATAGCGTAGAGTTATAGGTGTAATTCCCCCTACTGGGACAACAGTTAGTGAAACTGTATCTCCAGCCCGTGAAACAGAGATGGTGCCAATATTCCCATCGTTATCTATTGTTCCATACTGACTAACGCTAACGTCTGTTGCGTCAACCAGAATATCCATTGATGTAGTGAAATACTTGTTTCCACCACCAGCTACATATTTAAGAGAAATCACATACTTCATTGATCTAAACTCAGTTGCAGAAAAATTATCAAATACTGTTGAATTTTCAATCCCATTGATTGTTGATTCATTATTACCATCTGATCCAAGATCGGTAGACCTAGCGGAAGCACTATCAATTAAATCTTCATAGTTTTCCTGTGTTGGGCGGTCTCCTGTTTGAAAAAGAGCCTTTACGTTTGCTGTTGATATTTTAGCCATACTGGAATTATATCATATATTTTAAAGTATATAGTTAGAGAAACCGATAATTTGTAATGGAATTGCTGGTATATTACCAATAGCGCTTGGTATTTGAATTGCAGTAAATCTAATTCTAAATGGTAAAACGGAGTTTATCTTTACCCCCGATTTTGGCTCAGTAATTTGGGTATTTAAAAAAGATACTCTGTCAATTACTTTAGTAAAAACTGGTGGGGCACTATTTATAGTAACCGTTGCCATTAGTTTGTAACATCCTCAAGGAGAGTAATCTTCCCTTGAGCAACTGTCCATACTAATGTGTCTTGTGGAAGACGTAGTTCAATATCAAATATATCGTTTGTTCTTAAAAGTGCTGATTGTGCTGCAGTTAAATTAACCTTAAACTCTCCATCTGCGTCATTTTCATCTTGTGCTGGAGTAAGTGTAAAAATTAAAGTTGCTGTGTCTGTAATTATTTGAGGGTTAACAGGATTTGTAGGTCTTTTAAATTCTGCCTCTATAGTCCAATCAGGAATATTTAAAGGTAGCTTATTATCATCTGTTAAATAAATTCTAAAAGAAGCTGTGTCTCCTTTTACGATTGTCCAATTTACAAATGGTGGTGCTTCTCCAATATCATATGTAGATGCGCCTTGTCCTCTAAATGTTGCCATTACAACAAACCTTCCTTAAGTGCTCCCCAAGTTGCTGCCAATGATTTTGTAGGTGCAACAATAATGATACCAGTTGTTGAATCAGATTTTCCAACAATACCCACTGAAGCAGCGTTTGATGTTGGCTTTGTAGCGGTTAATCCTCCGCCAGCTGCAACGTATAACACATTTCCAGCGGCATATGAGTTAGTATTTATATTGCTAAAAATTCCAGAAATAACAATTACTCCGTCAGAATTATTTCCAATGTTGGTTTCTGCCAGTCCTACTACGGGAAATGTTGATATGGTTGATGCATTTGCTTTTGCAATTGTTGGCTTAGTTGAATACCCAGAAATATAAACTGGATCACCTTTTGTAATTGATGCACCACTGACATTTCTAATTTCTAAAGTATTATTTTTGACTCCACCGATTGTTGGCAATATTGCATCAATTGCTTCAGCCAATGACTGAATATCTTCGTGAACATTAACAGGATCTGTTAATATTGGATACGGTAAATCGTAAGTAGTTGTTTCTCCTGAAGCCATTTATACATTATACCACCTGTCAAATATTGTTTTATTAATTTTATAAAAATGTTATCAAAACTTGCTTTTTACCTAGAATTCATGTTATACTTATGTTATGCTACCAACTGGTAGCAATTGTTCTCTAGGAGGTTATTATTATGAGAAGAGACAAGAAAGCCTGGATTGGAATCCTATCTTTAGTCGGATTTATTGCACCGATAAGTAATTCTGCTAATGCTATAAGCGTTACAGTTGACAATAATTTATTGAGTAAAACGTCAGTTAAATCTGTTGATCCCGCCCCCAAAGGGGCATTTTTGGTTTCTAAGGTTAAAAATCAAGTTACCCTTAAAAAATACCAAAACGCACACAGTTTAACAGACCACGAACTACTTGAGCTACTAAAAGCTGTAGGGTTTACTGGAACAGGTTTAAAGACTGCCTGGGCTGTAGCTAAGGCAGAGTCAAACGGCAGACCTTTTGCATTTAATGGAAATGAGAATACTGGAGACAACTCTTACGGGGTATTCCAAATAAATATGATTGGAAATCTAGGTCCTGATCGTAGAGATAAATTTGACTTAGATGTTAATGCTGAACTATTTAGCCCTGTCAAAAATGCAGAAATTGTATTTTATATGACTAAGGGTGGAACAGATTGGAAAGCCTGGAAATATGCACAAACCTCATCTGTTCAAAAATGGTTAAGTAAATTTCCTAAATCTTAATTATTATAAAATATAAAACTATTTTATATGATCAAATAAATTAGACGTTTCATAAACTTCACAGTCTATGGAGCTTATGGTTTTTATTTTTTCTTTTTCTTTATTAGTTAAGGTTTGATAAATTTCTTTAGATTGGATATTGCTATACTCTTCAAAATTGTAGGCCCTGTTTGTTATTTTTTTATTGGGAATTTTTAAATCAACCAGTATTTTTTTTTGAATCTTTTTAATATTGTTTTCTGATAGGTCTTCTGGTTTTATAAATAATGACAATTGATTTATTTTATTTAAAACATTATTTTTTGTAATTATCTCATTATTTAAAAATTGCTTAAACCCATTTTCATCTTTTATTACGGTAGGTAGAACTAAGTGTTTTGACTGATAGTTTTTTGCACCGTCTTCATTTTGCTCTAACCACTCAAACAAAGTATTTTTATCTATACTGTTATTTCTAAAAACTATTTGATTTCTATTTACCGTTTGGCTATGTGTATACAGGCTTACCATATGCTTACAAGGATCTCTAAAAATAGAAGATACATAGGTTGAAGAATTAATTTCTTTTTTCCATTGAGAGTGATCGTAATAGTTGATTGGACCATCCATCTGTAAACTATTTAGTTCTTTTATTTTTGCTTCAAGTAAAATATTTTTTAATGGAAATAGCACATTATAAAAAAAAAGTCTTCCGCCAGTTTTTGGAATATGTAAAAAATAAAAAGAATTAAATCTGCTCACTTTTTAAATTCTACTTTGAGACTCTTGTAGTGATTGTGGGGAAGCTTTTATAAATTTACAATCATTTTTAAAAGAATTAATATCCTTTGATCCACAATATGAAAATCCACTTCTAATATTTTCAGACATTTGCCTTAAGGTGTTTTGGACACTACCTTTACTTTCTAAATACCCAGATACGCCCTCGATATGTCGCAATCCGCCTTCGTCTGTGTGGTTGCCAAGATTATCCACTTTTATACTTTCAGAAGCTAAACCACGAAATAAAAACTTTCCATCTTTCTTGCCATCACATTCTTCATGTCCTGCAAACATATAGCCCATCATAGCTACAGAAGCTCCTGCAGCTAAAGCTTTTAATATATCTCCAGTTTGTTTAATTCCACTATCAGCAACAATGCCGTTAACTTTATCATTTTTTATATTTTTATATATATCCATGATTGATCCTAGGACTGGAACTCCAAATCCAGTAACAACTCTAGTGGTGCAAGCAGAACCTCCCCCAATACCAACTCTTACAGAGTCTGCACCAGCACTCATTAAATCTGAGTATGCATCATAAGAAGAAACGCTGCCAATCATTATATGTATATCATCTGGAACAATAGATCTTAATTTCTTTACAGCATTTATTGAATATGTTGTGTGGCCAAAGGCTGTATCAATAGAAAGTGTTCGTATACTATTCTTTAATACTTTATCAATAAAATTAAAGTCTTCTGCTTCTTCAACACTTATTGCAAATGCCACCCTATTTGTTTTTTTTACTTCTTCTTTTAATAAATTAAACTGGATAAACCTTTGTTCGTTGTCTTGATATCTTTGAACAAATGCCATTCCTCCAAAATTTACAATTTCTTCTATCATTGATGTGCTATTTATAAATTCCATTGGGGCGGTCATAATTGGAACACCTAAATATATCCAAGCACTTGGATTGTTTGGATTTCCTAATATTGAAGATAAAGAAACATCTGATCTGCTTTCTACATTAGAATACTTAGGGACAAGCAATATGTCATCAAAGCAAAGGTCTGTTGTTGAGTTGTCAAATTCCATAAATAACCCCCATGTTAAATATTGTTTTTTATTAAGAAACTACTAAATAGTTTCCAACAATAAACCATAGATGAGGTGTTGTTCTAATTTCATGAACATTTCCAGCATCAAGATTCTCAATTTTTTCTACAGGCATATATGATACATTTCCAGAATCTGTATCAATTCTTACTAGCATATCTCCAATAGAAATTTCACCCGTGTTCTTCCACTCAATTCCATCTTTTGTTTTGATATAAATTGGCTGGTTTGGAGAGAACATATCTTCAATATCATTAAACTTAATCAATGGCTTTTGATCTATATTGTTTGTTGTAACTTCAACTTCAATAAACTCAACAGTATCTGATATTGTCATATTTTTTAAGGTATGGGTGTTGGTTAAATTTGATGCAGCCACTGTTAATAGCCTATCTCCAACCCTAATATCTTCTGCGTTAACGTATCCAGCTGTTGTAAGTATTTTTGACTTGCTAGAAATACACTTAACGCTAAACTTTGGTGGGAAGAATGGATCTGGTCCTGGTGTTGGTGGGAAGGATGGTGGGAAGAATGGTGGAGCAAAGAATGGTGGGAAGAATGGTGGGGCAACTGGAGTAACAGAATTAGAGGCTGAAGAAGGAATAGAAGTAGCAATAACGCTATTATCAGAATTTCTCGTTCTTGCTGTTACTGTAAATGTATAAGCTGTTCCATTGGTTAATCCTGTAACAGATATTGGAGATGTTGCAGAAGAAGCTGTAACTGATCCTGGAGAAGATAAAGCTACATATATATTATTAGTTGATGGTTTTCCTAAATATGAAGGATTTGTAAAAGGAACACTTGCACTAGCATTATCAGCACTTGCAGTTCCTATTGTTGGTGCGCTTGGTTGTCGTCCATCAGACGATGCTGACACCCCTGGAATTATTGGCATTATGCAATCAAATCTCCAACAGCTACCCAAGTATTTGCTGCACGTTTAATTATTACAGCTGACGACCATTGTGCTCTTAACTTTAAACCTGGGGTTCCATTTATAGTCGTTGTTCCTGAAGTAGTTGCTGCAATTGTGATTTGCCCTGTTCCGGTTTGAATAATGTTTAGTTGTGATCCAATTGGAAAATCAATAGCAGCATCTGTATTAATAAAAAATGTTCCAGCTGTAGAACTATTGTTTAACTCTAGCCATTTATCTTTATCTGTTCCAATTGCAGTATATGCATTTGATGTAAAGGTTGGTGTTGAAATTGTTAATGTTGATGAAGCAAAATCTATTCCTGCCGTTGAATTTCCTACTCTAATTTTTTTATTTACAGTATCCCAAGCAATTCTTCCATCTGTTGAAGAAGCAGATGTTGAAAGAGTTAATGCTGGAGTTGTTATAGTTGGACTTGTTAATGTTTTGTTAGTCAGGGTTACGGTGTTAGTTAATGTTACTCCAGCGTCTACCCATTCTAAACCTGTAGCAGTAGCGCTATTTGTAGTTAAAAATTTTCCATTTCCAACAGATGAAGAATTTAATATAAGGGGGGTATTATCTGCAGATGCACTAAGAAGGTCGCCTTTAGCATTAAAATCAGCTTTTGCAACTGCATCGGAAATATCAAAATTATCTATCTGGTCTTGAAGACTGTTAATTGTATATGCAATAGATGGGTTTATTAATTCTGTTGGATCTGTCTCAGCGGTATCAAATGTATATGATCCATAGTGGTAGGCACGTAGTGCTGCTTGAATATCAGCAGCGTCTGTATACCCTGGAATTTTTGTTGGAACTAAGTTGCCAATACTTTCAACTGCCATAAATCACCTCTTTAGAAATTATATCATAAGTATACATACTAAGACTCCTGACTTGCCAATATCGATATAAAAACGTGAACTAAAACCTCATCATTTAAAAGTGCCCAGTCTCCATATGGACCAGAATCTATATCGGTTCTGTGTTCTACTGCCTTTAAATTAATTTCTAAATCAGTTCCAGCAAGTGCTGGGATAGTCATAGAAGATGCTATTGGATTGTCATGAGCAATACTATATTGGATACTAAAGTTATCGGCAGATAAAGGAGTTCCAGTGGTATCAATAATATCTGAAATTGGTATTAATATTGTTGCTGCCCCAGAAGCAAAAACAGTCAAAAAATTTTCTGAATAAATGGTTGGATTAACAGATAATAATGGAATCCAAGTGTTTCCTCCAGGTCGGGATACATACTGATACATATATGCATACTCATCTCCTGGTGAAGCATTTATGTATAAATCATTTAGTATTGGGGTTTGTCCAATTTGAATATCGTTTGGATTTCCAATACCCGCAAAAACCTGACTGCCACGAGTTCCTGTTGGCCCAATGTCAACCAAAACCTCTACGGTATCTGGTGGTCCTAAAACAGTAACATCATCGTTATTTAATAATACATCTGGCATTACACAGCACCAGTAATATCATCGGTAACAGTTATAGATCCAGTTAAAATAGTTAGAATAACGTCTGGGGTTGGTATAACATCAGTAATTTGAACATCATAAACGTATGTGCCTGCAGCTAAAGTTCTTCCAACGGATGGTGTTATTGTGCAGGTAATAATATTTGTTGTAGTATTTACTGTCGCTGCTGCTACATACTGAGTTCCTGTTGATCCACGCCTATTTGCAATAGTAAATGTTGCACTATAGTTTGTTAAATTATAATCAGATCCGTTTGCTGTTTTGGGACGAATTACAAACTCCGCAGTATCACCACGGTAGTAGTTAAAATTATATGTTCCTGGAAATGCCATTATTCCTCCTATAATATTATACCATTAGGAAACTGATATATATATTCCT